AGGATAGTTTCTTTATCTCATCTCCACCCATCATAAGATACAATACTTCTTGGTCACCTTGGACAGGGTTTGCGAGACACTCGTTTGCCCAATCCTTTAGTATACGAGGTGTTCCTTCTATCAAAACAACACCACTATTATACCATTTACCAAGTTCATTTCTTCGTGCCGTCCAAGGTCTATCTTCTACCATCCCTAGTTTATGCGGTTCACTCAAATCAAATATATGGTCAACTCTTCCTGCAATCTCACAGTCTGTATCTAACCAACATACTTTCTTTACATCAGGTAGAGAAGATGCGGCAAGCATAGCACGAGGTTTCTTGAACCAACCCTTCTCTCCAGATTGTATAGGTATCACAGTAAACATTGAGATATGACTTAACATCTCTTCACTCATACCAAAGTCAGCAATCACTAGGTCTCCGCTAGGAACAAACCTATTAAACTTATTTATAAACCAAGGGAGTTGCCACTCAGTTTTTTTATCACATCCTGTTAGAAATACCTCACGCATCGATAATCTCATATTCATCTCTGAAGTTATGTTTAGCAGTACAACCGCGTTCTACTTGTATTGTAGTGAAACTATCTCTTGCATCTGCAACGAAGGGATAGTACTCTTGTAACCAAGGAAATGTCGCAAGGTTCATATAGATATCAGTAGGTCTAGCATGAAGAGGTGCATTCTGTACAAGAAGTTCTGCTCCAGCGGGAGTGACCATATATGCGTGTGCTCCACCAAAGTATCTCTTTGTGGTCAGGGGATTGACACCCAGTACAGATGGAGTATTATAACTACCATATGAGGGTTGACCTATATTCATTACATACGCAAACTTCGCGTTGACAGGAATAGGTGAATGTACGAATGCGTCGTGTTCAAATATAACAAAGTTCTCATTACCCTTTGCGCACTTCTCCCAGAGAGAATGATGTGAAAGGAATGCCGCAATACAATTTAGATTTCGTGAGTAGACCTCATCAAATGCCTTTGGGTCAATACCTTTATCGGTAAGTAGTTTTACAGGGTCATCCTTTGGAGTAATCGCAGGAAACATTTCTACTTCTGTTCCTCTCAGTTGAGCAGACCCTACGCATCTCTTTGCGACCTCCACCGATTTGTCATTATCCATTATTGTTATTACATATGCTTTTGTCATGATGATGTTGTTGACTTCAATCCTCTTTGTATCGTTGTATAGTATGGATACACCACTTGCATCCAAGGGAAAAATTGTTTACACATGACCGCATCATTTGGCCAAAGTCCAACCTCTCTTACTTTATCTAGTAGTTTCTTAGCACCCTTTGGTGTGATGAGATATGCGGAGTTTCCTGCGAGACCCTGTGGAACTTCTGCGTCATCTACACTTGGTACAGGTTGTAATCCCATCTTAGAACTTGCTATATTATGGAATACATCACTTCGTCTTGTTGCCCCACGAGGGTCATTCAATCCAAGTATCCCTCCCTTGAAGTCTTCTTTCAAAGGTTCGAAGTCAAACTTCCGAGTAAAGATTGCGTCGTGTTCAAGTATGATAATCGGTTTCTTACCTGTAGCACACTTATGCCATAGTCTCATATGAGAGACAGCACAGGCAACACGATTATTATTATTTGCGGTAGGGTAATGTCTCAGGTATAATCCCGATAAAATATCAAGACCATCTTCTTCTTTTGTGACAGGGTAAGTCCATTCACAGTTACCCATATCAATCTCTTCAAGATGTCTCTTTACTTGACGTGGAACAGTTGCTACAAATACGGAAGGGTCTATCTCACTTTTCGTATTACGGATTGAACCGATACATTTATGAGTTGCCTCAACACTTTCCTGATTATTATCAAGTGTTATAATATAACCTTTGATCATTATTTCATTTTCTTGATTACAGTATATCCAACATTTCTAGTTTCACGTTCGAAAATCTCCCATTGATTTAATTCTTTACAGAATTTTTCAATCACATGATAGAGTGCTTCGTTAGGTTGTCTTGCAAGTTGTGAGGTGTCATGAAATACTATGTAGTCACTTACATACTCTTGATGAAATCTTAATTCTTGTGTCAAATAGTCTGGTGTATGTAAGGAATCTATTAACAAAACTTGAGTAGGACTTCTAGATTGAGAATCTATACTGCTACATTCTTTTACGACCAACTCAATATTATTATCACTACAATACTTCTGAAATAGGTCTTTGCTCCAGTTATATTTTTCCAAAGTAATATCAATTAGTTCAACCTTTTTAGGGTTGCACAATATACCGCTTGCCGCAGAAGCACCTTGATGTAATCCTAATTCTTTATATGTATCACACTCTTGTAAACATCGTTTAACTGCATCGTGATGAGCACAGTAATGTTCCCCATGATATTTTTCTTGTTGACTTCGAATTGACTCATAAAATTCTTCTAGGGTTTTACAATGCGCTGTATCTGCTGTTAACATAATTTTCTCCAGTAGTTCTTTGTTGCTGAGGTATCAAAATCGAACCCCCAATAATCTATATCCTTTTTATACCAATCTGCTATAATCTGTATTGTCTCTTTATTGTATATATCCTTATAAGATGTACCATATCCTGTTTTACCATTATCACCTGCTACACGAGTCACATTTCTTGGATTAGGATTTTGTAACAATCCGAGATACAATTTTGTATCTTCGTTGTAGTGTTCGAACCTTAGTATGTCGCACTTTACTTCCTCGCCTTTCTCATCACTTACATGGTCAAAGGCAGGATACCAACCTCTTACTGCGCGATGCCACATGAACTCATCGTTACCCCACTTATGTCTTTCTTCTAGGAATGCTTCAAAGGATGATACATCAGCATAGTTTGGGGGTTGAGTTCCTTCGTGAAACATTATCTTCTTTGCAAAAAGATATCTTGATACAACTCTGTCCCAAGGATTTCTTATGATAGCAAATGCTTTATATTCTTCTCGTAAATCCTTTCTCCAATCTCTCCAACGAGCATGTTCATATCCTTGGTGATCATTAGTACTATGCATCTTTCCTTCAAGTCTTTTAGTATAATCCATACTAATATGATTGCCGTGAGAACAAAACATTACTCTGTTTCGTATTCCGTCAATCTTACGGATTGTCATTCCGCCATTTTTGGGTATATGTATAAACAGTTTGAATTTCATATCGTTTTCATTAACTCCTCTATATTTTCTCCACTAGAGGGTAGTTTGTCTTTCAAGAAGAAATGAACAAAGTGACACTCTTTTATATTATTGACTGCCGTATAGAGACCATTCCATTTACCATCCATATGTTTAGTAGGTATCTTATATCTCTTCAGAAAATAGTTCAGGAGTGTCTGGTCTGTACTCCACTTCCAACCACCTTTACCATCAACAAAGTCTTTGAACTCTGCTCTCATAAGAAAGTCATTTGCGTTCTGTCCTTTGAGATAAGGTTTGAAGAGTTGACAATTAATAAGTATCATACCCATATTGAAGAACTCATATCCTCTCTGTTTAGGTCGGAAGTCACATAGTCTGCCATGCAAACTTGCATACTGCATATGAGAATAGTTTTGTATCTTCCTTATATATGCCTCATTAATATCCATCTCACGTTCACTTACCGAACCCCATGCATTGTCATGTCCAAACTCAGTAAATATATTAGGTGAGTCAGGTCTGATATAAATGTCAGCATCTATAATACCTATCTGGTCATAGTTATCAATGAGGTCAAAGGCATTCTCTTTCTCATAGATAGGTAGATATCCTCCATACTTTTCATAGGATTCTTTACTACGATAGTCCGTAAATACATCTGGTTTAATTCGTAACTTAGGTTGTGTTAATACAATATGTTCTATATCATATTTCTTACAATAATCTGCTACGGATTGTATACAGTGTTCGTATAACTTACTTGGTTTACCTACCGATACCTGATAGATTAATCTTCTAATTTTTTTCATGTTCTATCTTTCCATTTATCATAAACAAATGATTTATGTTGTTCTCCACAGTGTGGACAATACAGTTTCTTAGGTTTCCATTCATCCATTGTAGCAATACTAAACCATCCTTTACAAGATGAGCATACGAAATGCCATATATTTTCTTTACTAGTTCTCATATATACTACCTTCCCTAAAGAGTACTTTAAGTATACTATAAAACGTTTAAATAGTCAAGAACTATTTTATTTTCCGAATGCTTTTCCTGCTTCAGCAATACCAAATGAACCCAGTGTTACAACAACAAAAGATGTATAGATTGTATCGGATATTTCAAGAGGTGTTCCGTCCATTGCGGTAATTAAATCAAATGTACCGAATGCGACCATCATGAGAAACGACGCGAAACCAATAATTGATTTCTCGTTAATATCATTCTCATCTCGGAAGATTGCCATAACCCCTTTGGGTCTTGGTTTTGCTACAGCAGTAGCGACTTTGAGTTCTTTTGAGAGAGACTCCATCTCTTTTATTTTGTCTTGTGCTTCATCTACTTTTAGGACAAGTTCCGTGTACTTTTCTAAGTCAACAGTTGCTTGTCCTGTAGGTGTGTCTACGGTTTCTTTTGCCATTTTTACTCTCCACCGTCAGAATCAGTTGGTGCAGCAATTACACCTAATTCAATTTTACGACTAACTGCAGCACCTACTTCACTAACTCTTTGTTCAGTAAGAGTTGCGTCGTAAGTCCCATCAGTAAAAACTGCATTGACACCTCTAGTGTGTGTTATTTGTGGATTAGTTTCAGTAAAAGTAACTTCTACTGCGGTTACACCCTCTGCGGGGGTTTCATAAGTCCATGTTAATGACATTTTATTTCTCCTTGTTTACATTACAAGGATATTTAGTCTTATTTTAAGTACTCGTAAATTTCTTTCCAGTTGGCAAAACCAACCAAACCATTTGGTTCGATATCATCAATATTGAAACCATGCTTCATAACAGCACCTTCAAGACCAACCTTCGCGCCTTCTATGGCGTTCTCAATTTTATCTTCTACCCAAAGGTAATCCTTACCTTCATACTTCGCAAGAACTTCGTCCTTGTCAGCACCAGTGTCGAGGTAGGTAAACTTCTCAAAGACTGTCTCACCGAATAACTTTTTCAAGTTCATAGTACGCAACCTTTGCGCGTTCTCATCGTCACTCAAAGAAGTGATACAGTGAAAGATGTAACCTAACTCTTCGTGAATTTTTTTCACGTAGTGTATGGCGTCCCTGAGGGGAGGTAAGTACCCTATAGCAGCACTTTCATTAAAGTCTCGAACAAGACGTTTCGCTTCCTTCTTAGGTATATCGTAACACTCAGCGATATCATAAACATTTTTGTTTATCATTTCGTATCCGCGTTTCTCGGCATACACATCAAAAGCATATTTCCAGTTTAACAAGACACCATCAGCATCCGTTAAAATTACTTTATTATAATTTTCCATAATATTTTCCTTTCTTATATTATTACTATACTATAATAAAACCAAAAAGTCAAGCATTATTTTAATTTTTTATTCGATTAATCCTACAGAATATTTCGTCTTACCATCTACACGTGCGGCAGTCAATACTGACTTACGTTGTGGTCCACCATGTTTATAGGAACAATGTACCCATCCACTATCAGGTATACCAGATGTATAGAACTCAAGGATAAGTTGATCAAACTCTAAGTTCTCTTCTATCCACTTTGCAAGTTCATAGTTAGGAACTCCTGGAACTTCCATATCAACTGCTTCACCTTTACAGTGTTGACTTGTTGCGGAACCACCTACTGCTTTGTTCAACTCAGGACTACGATATCCAGAGTTTAGTCGGGTCACACCGAAGTGGTCTCTTACAGGTTGTACGACTTTCTCGAACAACTCTTTCGCACTTTCAAGGTGTTGACCTTGTGGTGTGTTGTCAATGCCATGTCTAGTGGCAGTCTGTGATTTTGTAAACTCTCTTAGAGTAAAGTTTTTTGATAGGTTCATTTTATGTCTCCTCGTTCTACCATATCTTTTGTCATTATATAGTCTCTTACAAAGTCTGACCGAACAATATCTGCCCACCCAAACTCTACCGTAACGAAGTTATTCATAACTTCCATTATATTTAGGAATTTTAGAATTCCTGCCTTTTCTGATTCCTTACTTAAATCTGTTTGATAGTAATCACCACTGAATATGATACGACTATTTCTACCCATTCTTGTTATGATACTATCAAGTTCATGAAAGGTAAGGTTCTGCATTTCATCAATAAGAACAACCGCATTGTCTAATGTAGTTCCTCGTATGAATGATGTTGATAAAAACTCTATAGTTCCCTGCGTCTCTAGTAACTCATATGCGTTATGTTGATCAAATAACTCTGCCGCAATACCTCTATAAGGAGCAGTGTATGTGTCTATCTTTTCGTCGATACCTCCAGGAAGATATCCCATATCCCTTGTAGGTACAACACTTCTTACAATAACAAGTTTCTTTTGGGGTTCGTCTTTGTCTAGTACTACTTCAAGTCCCAGATACATTCCGATAAATGTCTTACCTGTACCCGCACTTCCTGCAAGCACCATATGACTTCCATCGTCCCACGCATCGTAGGCATCTTTTTGACTTTGTGTTATGGGGTCGAAGTTTAGGAGGTGTTCCTCCTTGAGACGTTTCATCGTCATATCTTAAAGTTTGCCCCTTTACCAGAACCCTTCTTTACTGCTTTGAGTAAGTCTTTCCAGTCACTACTTGTTTTATTAACAATATTACCTGTATGTGTAACGAAACCCGGAGTGCCAATCACTTGTCTCCAAGGTTCTCCTCTTTTTTCTAATATCTTTTGTAAATCTTCGTATGTACAGAATAGGTCTTCTGTCTCATCGGTCTTGTCGTTTGTGATTGTGTATAGTGCCATAATATATTTCTCTCTGTAACGTTGGGGGCGACTAGCACCCCCTACGAGATACATCACCTACCTTTTTATGCTGTTAAATCCATTTGTTCGTATTCGGTAATAGTTTGATTGAGATATTCTCTCTTCATCGTTATCTTATGTGCAAGATTGTCTTTGCCCCTTTTTCTTAGACGATGAATATAATTATCTAGTTGTCTAGAATCATTCTTCAATCTCTCTATTTGGTTTTTTGGCATAAGCATTCCTTTTATTGTTAGTGTTAAAATAACATATCGAACATAACGAAATGGATTAAGATAAAAGTGTTGGAAACGCCTCCTCTACTATTTTCTTTGTCAAACCTTTTGGTGCTTTACGTTGCATCATATCTATTACAATCACAGCATCTTCAGCGTGGATTGATTCTAATAGTTGAATATATTTCTTTTCTATAACATATCTGGGTTGTCCATCAGATTTAAGACCTTTGACATAACGTCCAAAGTCACGGTGTTTTCTTTTTAAAGATGATGGTACGCTCTCAGGTTTGTTTGGAGTGTAAGGTGGTTTACCTTCTGGAATAATGAACTCAAGTCGTTCATCATATATGCCACGACATACATCGCGTACTGCGGGAATGCCGTTGTCTTTGAGATACTGTATCTTTTCTTTACGAGTTTTGAGTTTCGCGTATCGTTCAAAGATTTCGAATACTTCTAGTTTCATATTATTCTTTCTCTATTACTATATAGTCATTTTATTTTCTCTACAGGTATATAGTATAAAAATAAATTATATTTTTTATCCGTATATTATTCCGTATCGTCTGAATATTTCTACCATAACAGCATCAACCTTTGGAGTTTGACAACTCTCTATGTAAGGGTTGTAGTTATTATTAGCGTAATCCCATAAGTCTTGTTTTGACCATGTTCTGAACTCTTTTACATAATCAGTCTTTTTATGCCACCATTGTCGTTCTCGGTCAGGGTTATCTTCATACAATTGTTTAGGAAATGCGTCCTTATCCCACTTTCCGTCTGCTCTTGACACTCTCTTCTCCTTCTCTGCTTTTCATTTCTATAGTTAAGTCTTTTATAAGTTTTGAGTTGTAACCACTAACTCCATATTCCTTTAGAAACTCAAAGTCAATTCCACCAAATCTCTCCACGAGTTCTTGGTATCTACGTTCAAATTCTAAACGAGTATTGAAACATTCTTGTACGAACTCTTTCTCTTGAGTGTATCCTAATACTAATGCCATAATCTTTTCCTCTACTTGTGTAATTCTATTGAGGTGTAATAACTTCTGCTAAAGTAATCTGTCATAACATCGTCATCATTATAAAAGTCTTTACTATGCATAGAAGCATGTAACTCATTCAAGAATGCTTGGTCTTTCTCATCATGATTTTCCTCAATCCAACTAGTATTGACCGAATGTCCAAACTCAGATAACTCACGGTCAAGGTAAGTCATTCTAGAAAAGACAGATGGGTCAATCGGAGCATCCCAATCAATATCATCTTGTATTGAGTCACCAGTCTTGTCACGACCCGCAAGTATTCTGTTCTCTATCGTTTTTGAGTAAAGTCTTTCATAGATGTCTTCAGCACCTTTTACTTTTACAACTAAATCCATGTGGTTTCTGATACCGATAGTAACCTTGCGTCCGTATTTCTTAGCAACTGCTTTGATTGCGGGAGCGAGTTCTCTTTTTTCTTCTTGTGAAATATATGCCATTGTTACGCACCTCCTGCAAAAAGGAGACTGGCAAGCATCGCTTCATCTTCGTTGACGGCATCTTCTATTTCATTAACCTTTTCTTGGAACTTCAGAAACGTTGGGTCATCATCAAGGTCTTTAAAGAGTCCCAAAGTTATTCCTTCTTTGACTGATGCCTCAATCTGTTCTTCTAGAGTCAATTCATTTTCTACATTTTCGTAAGTTTCGTATTTCATAATATTTCCTTTCTAATTCTAATTTATGTAAGCAACACAACCGTAGACGGATTCTACCAATCTTCTAAGATTTGTTTTATCTTTAGTGTCGAGTTTACTTAGTTCAGCATCACGATTTATAGTTTCAAGTATATACTCGTGAGTAACATGACCTTTAGGGTTTATCATATCAGGATACACATTTCGTGTTACTGATATACCACTATCAGGGTCAAGCAAACCTATCAGTCTGTCGACGTTACTTTCTGTTACAGAGTTTAAATAAAGCATAATAATTTTTTCCTTTCATTTATTATTTCTTATATTACCACTATACCTGAAAAAAACCAAAAAGTCAAGGACTAATTTCACTTTTTTTCACTTTTTTTCACTTTTTTTTCAATACGTGCTTTCTGTGTATCTTACCGCCCACAAATGCGTTATAATATTCATCGGGTTTTAATAATACATCATTAATCATTTGTTCACGTAATTCGTGATAGGATAACTCACCTTTTGAAAAACATAGTCTCAGTATGTCTCTACGGAAGACGTTGCCCCCTTCCACAAGCAATTTTACCTCTGCTGACGAACCATAGTAATCTCTCCAATCAGATTGAACTTTGGTCTTTATACGTTTTTTACGTTTACTGTTCTTTGGTAATATCTTTGGTTTCCAGAAAAACTTCTTACCGATATACTTTTTACCAGTTGATTCTTCTGTCACGACATAGACGAATCCTTGGTAAGGTTCCAAGAACTCGTCCGTCGGGGAAAACTCTTTATCTTCATACATCCATGTCATAGAAGTATATAGTATTTATTTATTCCATCTCTGTCCCACACATGGGGCAGAAAAAAGGTTGTTCGTCAGAGTTCAATACTATCACCTCCGACTTAGTTTCACAGACGAAACAATCCAGTTCGAACGTTTCGTCCTCGTTCATTATGCCGCTTCCTCAGCATCCCAACCCCAATCGCCTTCCATGCCATTTACGGAATATTCAGTAACACGTTTCTCAAAGAAGTTGTCATGTGATGCGCCATTCAGTACCCAATCTAACCAAGGTAGTGGATTGTCCTTCACCTTGAAGTTTGGTTTCATACCAAGTTGTAGTAATCTACGGTCAGCAATATGTCTTATGTATTGTTTGACATCAGTCTCTGTAAGACCTTCCATCTCTAATCCGTTGAACGCAAGTTTGATAAACCTGTCTTCTAACTTCACGACATCCTTTGCCATTTGATATATCTTGGACTTCAGTTCATCGTTTACGATACGAGGATGTTCTTGACAAAACTCACGGAATAACTTTGCGTTACCCTGAACGTGAAGTGTCTCATCTCGGATAGACCATTCTACAATCGTACCCATTCCTTTCATCTTACCATAGCGTTGGAAGTTCAGTAACATTACGAATGAGGCAAACACAGATAGTCCTTCGTTGAATACTGACTGCGCAAGAGAAAGTGCTAACCCAGTATGAGAGTTTATGTCACCCTGTTTCATAAAGTCAATCTTATCTGACATCTCGGTATACTCAAGGAACTTATGAAAGTCCTCATCAGGTAATCCTAGTGTATCGTTCAATAATGCGTATGCGCGTTGGTGTACTCCTTCACGATTTGCGAATGAGGATAACATATTGCGTGCTTCATTATTTCTAAACTTGGGTATGAGTAACTCGTGATAGTTCTCACCTACCTGTACGTCAGACTGAGTAAACAATCTAAGTACCTGTGTGATGAAGTCTTTCTCCGCATCATTTAGTTTGGTCTTCCAATCCATTACGTCTTCAGAGAGTTCTGCCTCGTCTTCTACCCAATGGATTTCTTCGTGTTTCTTGGTGAGTTCTACTGCCCAAGGATACTTGAATGGTTTATAAGTTTTTGAAAATTCTAATAAGGACATTAGTGTCACCTTTCTTTGTTTGTTTATCTAACCTTCGCACGCCCGACATTCTCCGTCGTCACTCTCAAAGGGTTTCTCTAACCAAATCATAAAGTCATCATACCCACCGATATAGTCTCCTTGGATATATATTTGCGGTACAGTTTTGACATCACGACCTGTTACTTCTCTGGCAGTCTTACCTACCTCTTGTAAATCAATATAGTCATAAGGTATACCACGCAACTTCATCTCCTCTTTTGCGAGTTGACAATATGGGCAGTTTCTCTTTCCGTAGACTACATTTCTTTTATCACCCTCAAGGGCAACTCTTTCTACTTTCTCCGATACATTCTCAGCACGTTGTTTTGCTTCTGTTCGTAGATAGTATAATCCTTTCAGACCTTTCTTCCAAGCAGATATATGAACCTTATTTACATAAGACTTCTCTGCCCCACTTGGGAAAAATAGATTTACTGATTGACCTTGACAGATAAACTCTTGTCTTTCTGCGGCATGTTTTACTACCCACATTTGGTCTAACTCTTGTGCGGTCTTGAAGACTGCTTTTTCTCCTTCTGTAAAGAAAGGTAGATGTTGTACTGAACCTTTATTCGTAATAATAGAAGTCCAGTTTGAATCGTTATTCTCACCTTTCTCTTCAAGGAGTTGTGTAAGATACTTATTCTTTACTAGGAATGACCCTGCCCGTGTACGATGCGTATATGCGTTTGCCTTTAGAGGTTCGATAGAGGGACTTGTACTGAGAATAATACCAGAGGACGCATTAGGAGCAATCGCAAGTAGATGAGAGTTTCTCTTACCACTACCGATACCATCAGGATACTCACCGCGTTCTTCTGCAAGCAACTCTGTTTCTGCGTGTGCTTCTCTATTGATATGTTCAAACACAGTCGTATTGATATCCCTTGCCGCTTCACTCTCCCACGCAACTCCGTGTTTTTGTAAGAGAGAATGAAAACCCATCGCACCAAGACCAATAGACCTCTCGCGTTGAGCACTATACTTCGCACGAGTAATAGTATCGGGTGCTTTCTCTATAAAGTATTCCAATACATTATCAAGCATTCTTACGAGGTCACGAATGATAGGTGTATCTTTCCACTCATCATAATACTCTAGATTGAGAGAACTCAAACAACACACCGCAGTTCTATCGGCACTCGTCGGTAGATGTATCTCATTACAAAGGTTCGAACCATTTATCTTGAGACCTAAATCCTTCAGGGGTTGTGGTAGAGTTGCGTTGGCAGTATCAATAAAGTTTAGATAAGGTTCCCCTGTTCTAAATCTTGTCTCCAGTATTCTTTCCCAGAGTTTACGAGCATCTACAGTTTCTTTTACTGAGTTGTCTTTGGGGTCTCGTAGGTCAAAGTCTGTACCTTCTGTTACTGCAGTCATAAACTCATCAGAGATATTAATTGCGTTGTGTAGGTTCAATGCCTTACGTTGTACGTCTCCAGTAGGAATACGCATATTCAAAAACTCAAGTATGTCGGGATGAGAGATATCTAGGTATGCCGCATAAGAACCCTTACGAGTTTTACCTTGTCTATACGCAATCATATCTGCGTCTACGGTATGAAGAAATGGCATCGGACCCGGAGCAATGTCAGATACTGTTCTCACATCAGACCAATGACCGCCGACACCTCCACCATAAACAGATAACCATCTGAGTTCTGAAGAGTGACTTATTAATCCTTCGAGTGTATCGGGTACATAGGTAAGGAAACAAGAGATAGGCATACCCTTACTCTTGCTACTTCCGTTAGGTGCATTAGATAATACTGGAGACGCAAACATAAACCACTTCTGCGACACATAATCATAAAGACGTTGTGCGAGTTCGTCATCTATCTCATCTCGGTATTTACTCCACGCTTCACTTGCTCTTTTAAATCCTTCTTGAGGACTTTTCTCATTACCTCTAAGGTAGAAATCTTTTAACATTCCTACCGCATAATCCGCTAATAGTTTATCTTTCTTGCGGTCAATCTTCACTGTCATTTCATCTCCAAGGTGCAAGTGTTTTTATGAGGTAGTACTACTTATACTATCTCAAGTTTATAGAACCACCATTATACTATAAAAGTGGTCAAAAGTCAAACTTTTTTTTTATTTTATTTTTTGTTACCGCGACTCTTGTCTATAGCACGAGAACCAAACCAGAATGATATAATAGCAGCAAAGATTGCCTTTGTATCATCATCCCATAGGATACCCAGTGAGTCTTGGATAGAGGAACCCTGATTGATTGCCTCCATTAATAACGTAACTTCGATTGCACAAAACAACCCAAAGAATGCATACGTTATGATAGGTCGTACTGACTTTTGCAATCCAGCAATAATCCCTACACCCTGATTGATTGATATGTCATGTTCTATCAATCTCTTATGTTCGTTGTCCGCTGCTTGCGTCTCGAACATTTTCATTTCATGGTCAAATCCAGCGGCACGTAGTTCCGCCATCTTTTCCATTTTCTTTAATTCGAATTTATTGTTTGCCTTAGTCTTTAGATGGTCTGTTATTGCCGGAACAATAGAACCTCCAAAACCTAAAGCAGTTCCTAAAATACCACTTAACATTATTTACTCCATTTTTGTTATTATCTTCTTCTTTTTTTCTCTTTATCTAATAAAGCAGCAATCTTCATAAGTGTTTCTTTATCTTTGTCAGAGATATTATCTAGTTGTTTCTGTTTGTTAATTTTTTCAAGAGACTTTGCCCATTCAGCATCAGATTCCTCAATAGAACTTTCGTACTTCTTTAAGACCTCTTTCCTTTTCTTTTTTTCTTTATCCATATGTACGGGTACAGTCTCGGAGTCATCTCCTGCTCCAGCAACTGCACCTGTCGTCATATTTTCTTTTACTTTTGATTCTACGAATTGTTTAAAATTTTTCATTAGTATTCTCTTATATTTGTTAACATAAATTTACGAGACGGGTTTATCATTAGGTTCGCTCTCGCCATAAAGTCTCTGTTTGCTAGAAAAGGAATTGAGTTTCTATTATCTAACGATACTTCCATTTCATACTTAGTGTTTAGAAAGTCTAGTTCTACCATAACAACAGGTCGTTCTTCTTTGGGTTTTAACATTTTAATTACTCTTACTTGAGGTTTCTTATACTTAACCCCTGAAGTTGTCCAAGTAACTATTCCGTCTTTAACTTCAATATCCTCCGCATGTAACGCGCATGCAGTAGCATTATTTCCTGTATCCATTTTTACAACGAGTGGTTGCCCTTCAACGTCTATCGCCTCTAACACGCCACACTCGGTTGCACTTTTTCTCCATACTCCCTTATCGAACATACTATCAAGAACAATCTTATTTACATCCCCCTTGATAACTTTATTTATACCTGTTGTACCCGCTGAATGATTGACCTCTATCATATAGGGTACATCCTTCTCTCTGTTTTTTGCGGGCATAAAGTCAACCCCAACCCATTGACCATTCACTGCTTTCGCAGCAAGAAGAACATTTTCTTCTTCTAACTTAGTGAGTTTGATTTCTTCTGGTTCAGAACCTTGAGATACATTACTTCGGAAGTCATCTAATATCTTAGGTCGTTTCATCGCGCCAATAATTTGTTTATCAACCACGATACATCTAACGTCGTAATCAACCTCAATATATTCTTGTATGAGTATATCTGCATAGGGGTCTACCTTATAGACTAACTGAACTGTTGCCTGTAATGACCTAGCGGATTCAACCAAGAGAACACCGACACCTTTACTTCCTTGTAATGTTTTCAAAACCATAGGAAATTTATTGTCTAGTGCCTTCGTTGCGAACTGAACACTTTCTTTTTCTGCGTTAGGTATCAATACAGACTTAGGTTGATTAAGACCAACCTCTTGTAGTTGTAGGTAACATCTAAATTTATCGTTACATATTTCTATGGTTTGACGTGAGTTATTTACAGGAATTTTATATCTCTCTATCTGAGATATCAAGTCTAAGTGTGAGTCCTTACAACCAACGTCGCCTCTAACAAGAACAACAGTATTATCATCAAGTTCAAACCCTGCCTCATCCCCTTCGTTATGAAGTTTAACTATACCAGATTTAGCATCACGTGTAATATACGCACCTTCAATGCGACAATCGTATGCTTCCAATGACATTTTCTTTGCCATAGTAATGAGTTTATGACTAGTTGAGTTAGGGTCTTTTTCCTCAGGTCTTTCTGCGAGAACTACAAGACGGTATGTACTTACGGTCTTATCTTTATTCTCTCGAATAATAAGTCTCACTTTTTAATCTCACCTGTCGAAAAGTACACCTTCTTATTAGATTTTAAATGAATACCTTCGTATATGTCTATACCTAAAATGCTGTCAATAGGAAGTGCTTTGTTTTCAACCACTCGTATCTTATCGCCTCGTCTTACAATTTCTTCGCCTGTAGTAATTACAGTATCAAACTTAGAACGATAGACTCCCTGAGATAACTCTTTACCTTCTAACATATACCATTGAGTTGTTTCTACAAGACAATCTAGGATATCGATACCTGTTTCTTCATGTATCATATTGATTTGTCTATCACTCAAGTTACCGTGTTCTTTGATGAGAAGTAATGCCGCACCATATCTTGCGATAACAGATTTACCGCCAGGAACTTTTGCCATGAGTTTCTTGAGGTTGATCACTAATCTAATGAATGAGGTATAATGTGCCGCATATGCTTCACGATTGGCAACAGTATTAAACCAAGACGAGTTTTTAACAACTAACTTTTTACCGTCTTTATCTATGATACCGTGTTTGAACGCACCTAACTTTTCGAAAGGTGTAACAAGAAGTTTTAGAAATCGGATTGTGTAGACTAGGTCTGCCGCACTCTTTAGAATTCCCATTTAAATCTCTCTTAGTTTCATAACAACATTCTTATCCATATGAATGTTAGTATACATATCGTTCTTTATTGCTTTAAGAAAGATTAGAAATGGTTTTAGTGCTACCCAGTGTTCCTTCTCTATTCTTAGTTCTAACATATTCAAACCTGCTTCATAACCAAAGACATTGAATATAACAATCAAGTGATTCAATATCAGTCTTTCAGATATTTCACTCGTATTTCTATATCGAATGAGGAGTCTCTTTATATACTTAAATCTCTTTAAGTCTGCAAAAAATTCCTCACTGTCTATGCTTTTAGGAGTATGGTAGTTCTTAGCAGCATAAAGTATAATATTGTCTTTAGTCAGTTGCATCATTTATCCAAGTAAAAGTTATACCTTTACTTAGTCTTTTAGTAAGTCCTTCATAGTTTCTACTAGAGTTTTTTTACTTTTTCTTCTATCAAGTTCAATACCGTGTTGACGACCTAGTGATTCTAATTGAACTTTAGACATTTTTTCAAGAGGTTTATTGTTAGCAGGTGCTTCTGTTAACGTTATAACTTCAGGTTCAGGTGATAGTTCTTCTTCTAATGAAGGTTGGGGCGCAACAGGTTCGGGTAGGTTGCCATGCCATTCTGCGATTTGTTCTGGCGAGAAACCTCTAGATGCAAATAGTTCTCCAGTAGTTGGGTGTTCCCATCCTCTATAGGTAGGTATTGCGTTTTTACACCAACTTGGTGCTTGTATTTTTCCAGTATTCATAATTTTTCTTTCTTATAATTTAGTAACTGAATCCGATGCCTACACCTAGTACTTCAACAGATGCAGCAAATATTTTATCAGTTTTTCTTTTACGGAGGATAAGTTTTTCCTTCGCGTCTATTGAAATAGTACCTATGTCAGTACCATCTGCTTTTTCAAGAGTGACAAGACGTATTGCTGTGCCACTGTTAAAAAGTCTTACCACACTCGCATCACCGAATGTAGATGCTGCGCCGGAGGTTATTCCGCACGCTGCTTCTGTGTTTTGTAGAGTTATCATTTACTTCTTGTCCTTCTTCTCGTTAGTGATTCCCCTTCTTTTATCCATACGCTGCATAAATTCTTTCGCCATTTTCATACGACCATCGTAAGGATTTTTTTCTTTAATCTCTTTCTTAAGAACTTTCTTGCTGAAGTCAACATTCTCACCAGCGAGATGAGCACGTGCCATATCGACAAGAGACTTCATTTCTTCGGTTCCTTCTTTAACAGGATTAACGACTTTAGTATCTCCAACAGTATTATCTACATCACGTTTACCAGACTTTGGTTTAGTGGCATCAGAACCTGCTTTAGTAACTACTTCGTGGGACTCTTCTTCTTTATCTTCAATCTTTTTATCAGAACCATCATGTTTCTTGATAAACTCTTTACTCTTTGGTGACTCTTTATCATCAATCTCTTCATCGTCGATTGCTTTCTTAGATAAATCTTTACCATCTTTATCTTTACCGTCAGACTTGAGTGCTGCTTCTAACATTGCAATAAAGTCTTCACCAATCTTTTCAATCTCTGCAGTCTTAGGAGACTTAGCGACATCACTCATTGGTTCGAAGTTTGCATCAGCAGATGCCTTGAGTTTTTTCTTTTTATTTTTACCTTTGACTTCTTCTTTCTTAGCAGGTTTCTTACCGCCATCAATTTTGTCATCAACTGTAGCACGACGATTGTGTAAATACTCGTCACTATCATCTACATCACCATCGTTGTCAATGTCTTTATCCTTACGGTCTTTGAACTTCTTATCGTTCTCTTTATCATTAACAGGGTCAAGTGCTTCGTCTGTTTTATCTTTCTGATTCAATCTAAGACCTTTACCAAGTTTAGTCATTTCTTCTTGTTCTTTCTTATCTTTCTGATTTAACCTAAGACCATTGCCCATCTTAGTCATTTCTTCCTTAGATTTTTTATCTTTCTGATTTAACCTAAGACCGTTACCCATCTTAGTCATTTCTTTAACTGCCTCTAGTACAGAAATCATATCTGCGCCAGATACAGAACTTGGTAGTGCTTTCTCTAGTGACTTTTCTATGTCCATACTATCCATTGCCATTGAAGCAAACTTTTTTGCAAACGGTTTAAGTTTACTGTTCTTACTCATCTTCGCAACGACTCTATCTATTTTCATTGCGAGGTCTTTTACACTACCTTCGTTTTTCATTTCTTCTTTCTCTTTTTTGCTTATGGCGATTGCCGCTTGTTGTTCAGGGGATACTGCTTCTTCTATCTGTTCTGCAAGACCCCAACCTTTTCTGAGATACTCTTTTTCTTTGGACTTGTCAACCACAAGTACTTTATTATTCTTGACGACCATAACATCTTTCTTTGGGTCAAGCATTTGACGTGGTAACTTTTTCTCTTTTACCAAATCGGGTTCTTCGTGAGTGTAACCTAGTTTCTTCATACGTTCGTGGTCTTCAGGTTTCTCTGCCTTATGACCTTCTCCCGTTTCAGGGTCATACATCATATGAGGTTTGAAGTCTTTGTTATCAGAAACTTCTTCTTCTTTGGTCTTTGCTTCGTATATAGAACGATACGCATTACCAAGATTGTTTATATCAGATGTTTTCATTAGTATCTCCCTATTACATCCAGATTACATTGACAGTTCCTGCAATTATTGCGGCACTTATCAACCATACTACTTTATTTATAACCTTTATTGTTCCGTGATTACTATCACAGACTTTCTCTATTTCATCAAGTTTCACAGAGAACTTATTCATTCTCTCTACTGCGTTTGAGCGAACTTCCTCGCTTGCCTGTAACTTCTCTTCAACTCGTGCGAGACTGACCATGACTTCTGCCATTTGATCAAGTTTAAACTCTATACGGTCTAATCTTTCTTTTTGTGTGTCTGCCATTTATCAGTTTCCCATTTGATGTAGAAATATTCTACTTCTATTTATACTTATTTTACTCTTTAAAAACACGAATAACTAAATCATCGCACCCTTTTATTATACGATGATACTCCATCGCCTTTATATTGTATTCTTTATTCTGTTCCATCACGATAGGAAGTTGATTGTCCTTTTGAAGTTTCCATCCGTTACCAGACTCAACCACAATCCTTCTGTCCTCTCTATCACGATGCCATATTAAATCAAGTTCGTCAACTTCCTCAGAGAAAGTTCTTATATTATTATTATCACAATAAGGATTTACCAAAAGAAGTTGCCTCCTCCACTCAATCCTAGTTGTTTCGCATAACGAGGTAGTCTACATGCCCAATACCCTGCGGTCATCTTATCGTTCTTTGTATCACACTTATGTCGTGCAACAAAAGACTTACGTGCGGCAGGGTCATTTAGTTTCACCTTTAATCCTGTAGTGTCTCCCCACGAAATCTTTTTAATATTACCTGTAGTAGGGTCTTTGACATATACATAATACTTCTTTGTTCCACCGCGTTTCGGTTTGTTCAGTTCAGGTTCTTCCTCCTCAAAGATACAATCTAACGCAACATTATCCCCGTTAAACTCTGCAAACTCGCCAAGGTTACTCTCTATTATCTCAAGGTCATTACCTGTTACTTCTAGATTACCTTCATAATACTTATTACGTGCCTCACGGAAATACTCATAGTACTTCTCGGAACCTACACGATACCAGTTATCCTCAATCAAAGAAGAACATTGATTACAACAATCAGATGTACCGCAGTTCGTATGTTCCGTAAACTTCAACAACTATCTACCTAATATCTTCTTTACATCAGCAAGAGACTTGATAGATTTCTGAAACTTATCTTTCTCAAAAGACTTCTTCAAAGAATTAAACTTTACCAACATTTGTTGAGCAGTTCTTCGGTCAACCTTTTTCTTACCAGAAGGGAATATTACTTCTGCTCCATTAGGTAAGTCTGCTGCTTTTCTAAGTTGCATTATGATATTTTTATTTGCTGCTTTCTTATCTGAATCCGTTGCGCTATCATCGGTATCTCTCTTAAGAGAAGCAAGACCTCTTTTATCATCTCTTTTAAACGCACGTCTTGCGTCAGCATAAGCAGATGCTTCATCAACAGGTTCTTTACCTTCTTCACTTGCCATATAGTCGCGAACACTATCCATATAGTCTACTGCTTTTGTCAACTTAGATTGAACCCACTCAGGTAGATTGTCCATCTCTTGTATAGATGCCATTAAATCTTCTACCGCAGACTTTGCAGTTCTGAGTTGACTTAGTGCCATTCCACCTTCGTTATCATACTCATCATTTTCCATCTTAACACCTTTCGCAACATTAGTAGCGATTGCCATTTTCTTACCCATAGGCATGTCTGGACTATCTTTCTCGATTGCCTTCGCAACCTTTTCGCGTTTATCCATCTCTGCGTCAGTAAGTTTTCTTTCTACTACAACTGAGAAGATTTCGTCGTGGTCTTTTTTCTTTGAAAGGTCTTTCCATCTAGAAGGTAACTCAACACTTGTAGGTGTTTGTTTTATGATTTCCTTTGAAGCAACTGCTTGTTTCTTCATCCACTTAGTTTTCGCACCCTTACTATGGAAAGATATCTTGACATTTTCTTCAAGTGATTCTTTCATATTCTTAAGTTCTATTTGTGCCTTTTTAAAATTTACTTTACCAATAAGTGATAAGATAGTATCTCTTGATTTAAGAACTGCTTCATAATCTTTGTTGTACTTAGTATCCTTAAGTTCTTTATCACCCATTACAACAATCTTCTGATAACCTTTTAGAACTGCCTGCATGTCCTTAGATAACTTTTTTAATGCGTCTACCTCTTTTTGTTGAACTTCATTTATCTGTACTGTTTCTTCAAGTTCAGTTGACTCCATATAGTCTCTTGCGTGTAATCGTTTACCACTTTTCTTTGCGTACTCACCCGCAGCAATCATAGATACAAACCTAATTTTTGCTCGTGCAATCTGTTCTAGTCTATCAACATCTAACTCGCTAATCTTTGTCTTCAACTTCTTATAGTTTTGAGAACTTGGGTCAATACGTTTGATAGTTGAATATGACTTCTTCATTTTTTGTAGTTGTGCGTCTGAAAAACCTGCTTCGTCAAGTGATTCTTTTATCATATCCATAACTTCTGATGGCATCCTACCATGGGCATACACAACACGACCTTCTTTGGGGTCTTTATAAAGGTATACTCCATCCCCAAAAGTAATTCGAGTCCAACCTCTATTCCTTGTTCGAAGTATCTCTTTTTTTCTAATAGGAATTTGTTTCTCAAAACCACCACGTTTAAATTTGATTTTGACAGTATCACCTACTTTTAGACTATCAAATACTTTTACTAACTTTGCTTTTCTTTCTTTCGATAAAGTGATTGGTCCAGATTGTCTTGTCCCTACTTCTTCTTGTTGACTCAGTCTTTCTTTTTCTGCCTTATGAGTTTGAACTAACTTTTCTTTCTCTTGAGCGTGCTTCAACGAAAGTTTCGCTCTCTCTTCAGGGGTTGCCTTTTCTTCTGATATTCCTTTAAACTTTTTCATTACGCTAAATCCTGATCATGGTTTAATCCACCCTTTTTCTTTTTGACTATGAATGCGTTGACTCTGGCATAACCCCACTGAGCAGGGTTGGTTCCAGGACGATGTCCTGTCCTCCACGCGGCAACTCCTCTATCATAAACCTTCTTCAAAACGCCATAAGATATTCCAGACTTCTCACTCTTTTTCTTGAGTGCTTCGTCTGCTTCGTTTATAAATTTTTTGAAACTAGATGTCATTTCTTCAACCTTCTTCGTGTTTCTATTATTCTCTTTGCGAGGTCTTTCTCATTGACACTTACATCTGACTTCATAAATGTTCTTGATTTACGATAGTCAAGACGCGCGGGTAATGCTTTCCTGTCAAAGATTTTGAATAGTGTTTTTTGTACATTATTAACATTACCACCTATGAGTCTAACGAGGTCTCCTAAATGTTTTTGTGCTTGAGTTGCATCAAAATTCTTTCTCGCAACATCTTTTATCCACCTACGAATAATCTTTCTGTGGATATCTCCGTTGACAACACCATCAAAGTTTGATAGGAAAGGACGACCCGATAGGTCAATGTGTTTCCCAAATATTTCTTCTAGTGGTGTTTCGTCTGTGTATTTCTTTTTTAGTTTGTCTGTGCCTTCTTCCCCTGCGCCATGTTCTTCTCCGAACATTTTTTTATAATCTTTTGTAAACTTACTAGGTTTAGTTGTTGCTGATGCATCACCCGGAGCAGGTTTGTAGGCATTTGGATTATCGTCATCCATTGCCTGTCCTTTCTTAAAGTGGGCGTCGCGTTTCGATTTGGTAGACTTTGCCATACCCTTACCTGTCGCGTCCTTCGCATAATATGCCGCAGGTTGGGTTCCCTTCTTGTCTTTTATATCGCTGTCCTGTCTTTCAACTAATTGAACTGCGTCTAACCATTTTCGTAACTTCTTGTCGCCACATTCAACGATAACATAGTTCGCACCTAATACGGTTACGGTTCCTATCTCATCGCTCTCTTTTATTGCTACTGTATCGCCTAGTTCAAATAGAGTCCCGTTGACATATGCCTCACGAGTATCGTCTTTCTTACCAAGGTCGATGTGATTTTTAAATGTTGTTTGTTCTTTAAGACCAAGTCCTTTCCTTACGTCATTAAAGAGTTTGCGTGTATCTTTGTCATTCATACCCTTAGGAACACCCAAAGTGAATGCTTGATAGTTATTATCTGCTGCGTTCCTACGCTGTTTAGATGCAGACATTCCTTCTACACCCTCGGCATCAGGGTCTCTCTGTCCTGCAGATACTATTTTGATTGACTCAAAATTATAGAATCCGTGACGTGCCTTCTTGCCGTTATATTTGTTAAGTAATACATCAAACTCTCGTAGTCGGTCTTGTCCAACTACCATGCTGATGCGTTTGTATCCTGCGTCATATAGTGATACTGCTATATCGAAAACGTTTTTAACGTTCTTATCTACTATGATGTTACGACCATACTTTGGGAACATCTTGCGTAGGTGTTTAATCTTATCTGAATATGATAATGGGTCTTTCGTTCCTGTTGTGTGGGATAGATATACTTTCCAGTCTGAACCAGATGCTTTACTCGCAATCGTATCTAAAACTTTACCATGCCCAATGGTAGGGGGATTCATTCTACCGAACGTGAAGAATACTTC